ACGTTTATCTTTGTGGTGAATGTGGGGCTTTAAATGAGCAATTATTACCTGAAGAGATTAAACACTTGGATAAAAAAATAGACACTAAGAAGAATGGCTAAAGGATTATTTGACCACATAAAAGCGATAACACAATATCAAGACCCTAAATATTTCGATAAGTTAGAGGACGAAGATTTGAAGAGTTGGTCAAATTATATGATTCATAGGTTTCTTTCAATGAATCCAGATTGGATTGATTTAATAGCGGAACTACAACCATATACACAAGCTCTTCCTCCGAAAGCATTATATTTAGCATACATTGGTATCATACCAAAGGGGAGGCATTATCTTAGATATGTAAAGGGGAAAAAATCACAAAAGTATGAGGATTGGTTAGTAGATTTGGTTTGTGTAGATTATGAATGTTCAAAAAAAGAAGCAAATGAATATTTAGAAATACTTTATTCTACTAGAGAAGGCAGAGAACACATTAAATATATCTGCGAAAAATACGGAACAGAGAAGAAACAAATAACAAAACTTAAACTAAAAGTTTAATGCAAGAGATAGATAATTTATCAAAATATGGAAATTCATTCCAATCTAAAGTAGTTTCAGCATTACTTACAGATGGTAAATTCTTAGATAAACTTTCAGAAGTAGTATCACCAAAGTTTTTTGAATCAGAAGCTAATAAATGGATTATTGGTGAAATCATAGATTATAATGAAGAGTTTAGAAAACCTCCTACTATGGATGTTTTCAAAGTAAAAGTTTCTAAATTAGATAATGAAATTTTAAAAACTACAGTTAAAGAACAACTTAGACATGTTTATACTCAAGTTGGTAATGTAGATTTAGATTATATTAAAAAAGAGTTTACTTCGTTTTGTAGAAATCAAAATCTTAAACAGGTAATATTAACATCAGTTGATTTATTAAAAGCTGGTAATTACAATAGGATAAAAGATTTGGTTGATAAAGCTATGAAAGTAGGTATTGAGACTGATTTAGGACATGACTATAAAGATGATTTTGATTCTCGTATAGATGATGTAAAAAGAGATACCGTACCAACCGATTGGAAACCAGTGAATGATTTAATGGATGGTGGATTAGGACCAGGTGAATTGGGAGTTGTAGTTGCACCATCTGGTGTTGGTAAAACTTGGATACTAACTACATTAGGAGCATCAGCAGTAAAACAAGGATTAAGTGTAGTTCATTATTCATTAGAATTATCAGAACATTATGTAGGACAAAGATATGATACTGTATTTTCTAAAATACCATCAGCTGATATTAAAGAAAATAAAGAAAAAGTAAAAGAAAAAATTAAAGGATTGCAGGGAAGATTATTAATTAAATATTTCCCACCTAAAGGTGTATCTTCAAAGAAGATTGCACAACACATAGATAAAATGATAGCAACAGATAATAAACCTGATTTAATCTTAATCGATTATGCAGATTTGTTACTATCACATTCAAATAAAACTGATTCAACATACGCTGAGCAAGGTGGTGTTTATATTGACTTAAGAGGATTAAGTGGTGAATATGGTATTCCAATATGGACAGCATCTCAAACTAATCGTTCAGCAATTGATTCAGAAGTTATAGAAGCAGATAAAATTTCAGACTCTTATGCAAAAGTTATGAATGCTGATTTCATTATGAGTTGGAGTAGAAAATCAAAAGATAAATTGAATAATACTGCAAGAGCTCACATTATGAAAAACAGATTCGGACCTGATGGAATAACATTCCCTTGTAAGATGGATACTAATACAGGATTCATAGAAGTTTACGAAGGAACTTCAGCCGAAGGGATACTTTCTACTAAAGAATCCGCTAGTGGAAACATAGAAAGGAAGCAATTATTACATAAGAAATATGTGGAGAGTATGAACTTTTAGAAAAAAGTTACAAAAATAAATAACATTGGTGAATTTTTTTAAATATATACAATAGTTATATTCACCGAACTTAAATTAAAAGGAGAAATAAATTATGGCAAAATCACAGGAACTTTTCGAACAAATTAAAGAATTGTACACACAATTCGAATTAGAACACAATGGAACATCAAAAGCAGCTAAATCAAGAGCAAGAAAAGCTATTGGTGAAATTAAAAAATTAGTTACAGATTATAGAAAAGCGTCTGTAGAGGAAAACAAATAAAGGTTATAAAAAAATGAGTAAACTATTCAAAGAACGAATTCCGTTCAAACCATTCGAATATCCAATATATTATAATGAAGGCTGGTTAAAACAAGCACAAGCATTTTGGCTTCACACCGAGATACCCATGCAAATGGATGTCAAGGATTGGAATGAAACCTTAACTAAGGAAGAAAAAAACTTAGTTGGTAATATTCTATTGGGATTTGCACAAACAGAATGTGCAGTTTCAGATTATTGGACTAATATGGTTACTAAATGGTTTCCTAAGCATGAGATAAGACAAATGGCAATGATGTTTGGTTCACAAGAAACCATTCATGCAACTGCATATTCATATCTAAATGAAACATTAGGATTGGAAAACTTCGAAGCTTTTCTACACGAACCAGCAGTAGCGGAAAAATTTGAATTACTCACAGAAACCTCTGCAGATTGGACACATGAAGATTTACAAAAAAATGAAAAAGCAAGACAAGAAGTAGGTAGAAGTTTAGCTATCTTTTCTGCATTTGCTGAAGGAGTTTCTTTGTATTCTTCATTCGCTGTTCTATATTCATTTCAAATGAGAAATAAACTCAAAGGTATTGGTCAGCAAATGAAATGGTCAGTACGAGATGAATCTTTACATTCTAAAATGGGATGTGTATTATTCAGACATATGTGTGATGAATATCCAGACTTATTAAAACAATGTAAAAAGAGTATTACTGAAGCCGCTAAATTAATCGTTGAACTCGAACTTAAATTTATTGATAAAATGTTTGAGATGGGTGATTTGGAAAATTTAAAAGCAGATGATTTAAAAGAGTTTATTAAACAACGAACCAATACTAAATTAGAAGAACTAGGATACAAAGGTATCTTTGAATTCGATAAGAAGAAAGCTGATAATTTAGATTGGTTTTATCATTTGACAGGTGGACACACTCATACCGATTTTTTCGCTATTAGACCTACTGATTATAGTAAAGCTAATGAGGGAGAAGATTGGGATGATTTATTTTAAAAAAATTGAAAAATAAAAAGGTTACAATAACAGATAGCAGAATATATTATTCTGATGACCATTCATCAATTGTTATGGATATTGTATCTAAAGAATTGATGGAATTTTATTCTAATATAGTTACACAAAATGGTGGTAAAGTATTAGATGTAGGATTTGGACTTGGATATAGTGCAGATGCCATTTATAAAAGAGTTGGCAACTATCATTGTATCGAATCAAATCCACAAATTTATTCAAAAGCTCTAGAGTGGGCTGAGGGTAAAGAGAATGTTCATATACATTTTGGAGATTGGATAGATGTAATACCAGAGCTGGATATCAAATTTGATGGTATCTTTATGGATACTTATGATGATTCAAACTATAATAAGTTTGAGGATTATGCAAAGATGGTTGCAAATGAAAATTGTGTTTTATCAATTTTTAGTTATTTTTCTATAAGAGATACAAAAGATTTACATTCTCACTGGTTTAAGATTAATTCTCCACACAGGGAGAATTATCCTAAAATAATTGAAGATGGACACAATTGTAACTGGACTTATTTTATCGATGGGGATTTTCAAAAAAGAAAAAAGTATGAAACCATTTGATTATCTTAATACGAGTGTAAAATCATATCAAAGACCAAGCAAAGTGCACGGTGTTGGTTTGTTTGCTTTGGTAGATATTAAGAAAGGAGAGCAGGTTTTTCCAAATTGGGAAGGAAAAACTAAATGGTATAGAATAAGATTTAAAGAAGCTAAGGAGTTACCTAAAGAAGTTTTAGCATATTTGTTACGTTCATATGGGAGTAGAATAAATGATGATTATTCATATATCAGTTTTAGATTGATAAAGGATACTAATTTTTTATTTTCAGAACCATTGGCTATGATAAACACTATGTATGAAAAAGGTAATATAGATAGCAATACAGGAATAGCATTAAGAGATATTAAAAAAGACGATGAATTATTTGGAAATTATGGTGATTCATCACAAATAAAATTATTATAAAATGGCAGCAAAAAATTATGGTGAAGAGTTTGAATGGGAAATTGATGTAGATTTTCCATCTTGGGCAAATACAGAAATATATGTTAAAACAATTTCAAAAGGGTATCTTTTACCTGGTGAAAAACCCAAAGATGCATATTGGAGAGTAGCTACTCGTATTGCACAAAGATTAAACAAACCTCAGATGGCAACAAAGTTCTTTGATTACATCTGGAAAGGTTGGTTAAATTTAGCAACACCAGTTCTTTCAAATACTGGAACAGATAGAGGATTACCAATAAGTTGCTTTGGTATAGATGTGGGTGATAGTATCTATGAGATTGGAAAAAAGAATTTAGAATTAATGCTATTAGCAAAGCATGGTGGTGGTGTTGGTATATGTATTAACCAAATTAGACCAGCAGGTTCTATAATTACTATGAATGGTACATCAGATGGTGTTGTACCTTTCGCAAAAATATATGATTCTACAATTCTTGCTACGAATCAAGGTTCAGTAAGAAGAGGAGCTGCTTCAGTTAACTTAAACATTGAACACGATGATTTTGAAGATTGGTTAGAGATAAGAGAACCTAAAGGTGATGTAAACAGACAATCACTTAATTTACATCAATGTGCAATCGTTGGTGATAAATTTATGAGAAAACTTCAAGATGGTAATGAAGATGCAAGAAGAAAATGGGGTAAATTATTACAAAAAAGAAAAGCAACAGGTGAACCTTACATTATGTTTAAAGGTAATGTAAACAAAGGTAATCCTGATATGTACAAAAAGAATGGATTAAAAGTATTTATGACTAATATCTGTTCAGAAATCACTTTACATACTGATGAGAATCATTCATTTGTATGTTGTTTATCTTCACTTAACTTAGCAAAGTATGATGAGTGGAGAGATACTGATTTAGTTCATACTGCAACTATATTTTTAGATGGAGTACTTTCAGAATTTATTCAGAAAGCTAAAAATATGAGAGGATTTGAAAATTCAGTAGCATCTGCTGAAAA